TATTGGGGCGCTTGAATACGAACCTTCCTACTAAATCCTTGAAGCCTTCGATTTCAGCGCAGTTAACTACTAGCGGTATACTCGGGTCTATCGGTTTCTTATGTTCCAACTTTTGATCTACCATAGGTTCCTCCTTATGGTTTAACTAGGTCTTCGGGCTTAATACTTTGGTTTTTTGATATTTGGAATAATTTTCCATCGCGGAAACGGAATGTCACTTCTCCATAGAACTTCTCTGTTTCAGCAACTTCTAATAGTCTAGTATAAGCTGCTTTCTCTGTATCCTTCATATTTACTCCAGCAAAAAAGCTGAGGATATGGGAGGGAAGACACCCACAACCTCAGCTTTTGTTAAACTTTAAGACTGGGGTTCTTCCCTATCCCTTAGTTACCTTTAATTACAGCGTACCCGACACGTCCAGGGCATTGAAGTTCGCCGAGCTTACCAAAATTGCGTGTTTCTGGATTTCGATATCACCAGAGGCATACGAGCATCCGATAGCCTTTCTAAGCAGCGATCCGTCACCGTTATCATAAACTGCGATATCGAATACGAATCCTTGCATAACACCGTCGGCATCCTTTGGAACAACGACACCAGCTTTATACATGCTTCCGAGGTTAAGCACCATGAATCTTGCGGAAACTGTGTACTTCGCCATGGTCGGAACGTATTCCACCACACGAATGTTTCCAACTCCACTCGCCTCAGCAGGCGCGTAGTCTTCGTTAAATCGAACATCCTGTAGCAGGCCAATCTGTACACCGTCGAACATTACAACAGCCCGGTTACCACTACGAGTTTGAAGATTAATAGTAGCCATAAATCAAATCCTCCCTATTAGGAACCAGCCACCGTAGAACTAACCGACGCTGAACCAACATACGGCACGGTAGAGATATTTACTAGAACATAATTTGCTGGGATTGCAGGAGAAATCTGGAACGACACATTAATCGTATCTCCGCCGCCCGTTGATGCCGTAATATTTTGATAAGAAGGCGAATTAGCGTCACCAACAATCAAGTTATCGGTAGTTGCCTGCTTCAAAATCGTTTCAGCAACTGAAACAGCTAGTGCTAAAGTGATTGGTGAGACTACCTGCCCAACAACATCGTCGTCGAGAGCGTCTTGCACTCTACGAGACACAGTGTCGATAGCCATCTTAGTACTGATTTCAGTGTGTGCCCAGCTGGTTGTTTGTGTCCAAGTTGTGCGGCTCTGGCAGATTCTATACCCCTTGTTTTGTACGTACTGTAGCGGCGAAATTCCACCAAGCAATAACGTATTAAGGTCGGAAGGTGTATAAGTTGTCTCCAATGCAACAACATTTGAAGGGTACTTGTGTGTCAGCGGAACACCCGGAGCCACTGCAGCTAGCATTCCAGCGTATAGAGCAGCTGTGAAGCAAGATGAAGCAACTTGTAGATTCTGGTTAACATCGTAATACGAAATACCGGGAGATGCCAACAGAATTCTATCCGTATTTAATGCTGTAGCCCTAGCCACAATGGTTGCAACCGGGTTGGAACCGTTAGGCAGGTATTCGCCCAAAGCACCGCCGCAAATTCCAACACGAGGCATCCTTCCAGGTCCAGCCATATAGCTGCAATGTGTGCTTACGGCAGCGTGAATAGAGGCGTTAGTCGATGTCGGGATGATGATTTGACAATCAACATTCTGAAGTGAAGCTATGGAATTTGTCCAATCCGTTACAGTGCTTGTTCCTTCCGTGCCACCAACCAAAAACTGATTATTTGCGGAGAAATACGGAAGAACAGCTAGAGGATTAACAGCGCGTGCAGCACTAATAAACGGTGTGCTTGGAGCGTTCAACCAATCAATCAAGGCCTGAAGATTAGCATTGAATGACACCGCTGAAGCTTTGATATTCACAGCCGAAACGTTATCAAACTGTGAAGCAGTCGTGTAGGTTCCGTTGTTGTTCAAAACGGTTGCTTGGTATATTCCAGTTGCATTGAGATAATCGGCAAGATTCTGCACGGTTGTGTATGTAGCAAACAATAGATTCAACGATTCACCTACTGTTGCTGATGTGGTCACAAATGCAGTATCGTTAACAGTCGCTGTGCATGTTCCAGCAGTACCTATGTATTGCACCTGAAGCAACGGGCGAGCTAGGTTGTCTTGTGTGACCGTTCCACCAACTATATTTCCAACCGTTGTCAAACCAACCGTTGCTTTTATTCCTGATACAGAACCAGCTGCAAACTTAAAATATATTTGGCTCGTATACAAGCCGTAATCATCAGATGTGATGGTTATCAGTGTGTTTCCCGTACCAGTGGTTAGCGTTCCAGCTGAAGCAACAAGAGTTACACCTGTGCCAGTTGAAACCGTTGTGATGGCATTGCCGTCTACGCCAGCTGTACGAGCGGTTAGAGTAATCACAGCTGCAACAGCTGTAGCAGTAACACCAGTTAAGCTATTTCCAAGGGCAGCGTTCGTGTTTATCGCTAATGCCAGCGAAGTAGCAACACCACTAATGTTTGTATCACCAGCTTGAGTTGTGTAGCTGACGAGAACTCCGCCGATTGTTGCAGTCAACACGACGCCAGCGGCGAATGTTCCGCCGACAGTCAGTGTTCCAGTAGCCTTTGTTCCAGCAACATCAAGCACACGAGCACTTGATGAAGTTGCGGAGTTGGCACGGACTACGTAAATGTTTGTAGCACCACCAGTTTCAGCGGATGGAGAAAACGCCAGAAGCGTTGCATTCAGCAAATCGCCACTGCGAAGTAGGCTACGAGCGGTTGTCGGGTCTGACACTAACACAGGCCGTTGTGGAACGCCAGCAGTGCATGTGCCAACAATCGCCAAAACGTTCTGCGCGCCTGGATTTAGATTCAAAAGCTGTGAATCATCAACCGCCACGCTTGCTTGTGGTTGCACAATAAATTGACCATTAAATACAGTTGGCATATATCACCCTCTCACAACCTTCAGGTTAAACCGGAAGGTTTTTGAATTCTGCCAAGCGTAACTCAAATTCATTTTCAGTAGCTTGGGTAACGTGTTTAACATTTTCCATCCAATGTGCAAAGCCGCCAAGTATCTCGACTCTCTTAGATTTATAAAGTGGATGCTGATTGAGAAATTCAATCAAACTTATCCGGGGTGCTTTGATTTTTTCGTTTGCCATTCCCCTATTCCTCTTTCGCTACTTAAACATTTGTTTGAACCGAAGTCCCGTAAACTTGGGGTACTACGATTGGAGTAGATGTAGCAGCAACAACAACATCATTTCTCTTGATACAATAATCCAAACAGCCATTTGTGTTTATATTCAAATACCTAATATAAACCATACTCGGCGCAAAACTTTTAGAGTCTAATTGCATTGGCATTCCAGATGTATTTGCAATGCTGACAGCCTGAAAAGAGTCTCTCAGTAATAGTACACAGTATTTTACGAAAGAATACAAGTAAAGAGTTGTAGCTGGATTGGTGCTGAACACTCCAATCGAAAAAGATTTGGCGTAAACTGAGCCAGATTGAATTTCTAGTTTCCCGGTGTCAGTATTTATATCACTATTAATGAACTCACCTACCACCGGGTCTTCTTGCTCGTTACCAACTTCGACATCGATGCAAGGAATACTTGCATTCCCTACAGGAAATTGGAGAACAAACCTTAAATCGTCATCTGTATTACCTGTAGCCATTGCAGTAAAAATATCAGCTATCGAAGCTTGATTTCCATTCCATTGTCCGGTAGTAGGCAAAGCACCAAAAATATCAGGGATCATATCGGTGTCGCTGCCAATAGCAGCTATCATCGTTGTCCATTGAGCCTTAATTGCGGATAGTAGTTCCAACTCAAAGATTTTTATCACAGCGATGCTCCAGCATTTGCCCCATTTCCACCCAAGAATTCCAACTTAATCATGAATCTGACTGGCATCATTTGGAACTCGTCGGTCGGGTTATTGAATTTTACGAACGTGTCTCGTATGTAGTTAGGCGTATCCATCACTATCCAAGTAGGGCGGGTCATATAACGGAATGAAACAGCTTGCCCTTCTGTCGAAACAGTTTCGGTTACCCATGTGATTTTACCATCTGTACCCAAGGTATAATCCGTTCCTTGTACAAGCGGCGTAACCGTGTTCTTTGCAGTAGATGTAACAGCGTACAGCACATTTCCAACTGGAGTGTAAGACAACCAATCACCACTATTAACGTTGTTGGTGTGTAACACCATGTCATTAAAAATAACTTGGCTATCTATATTTGTAATCCTGTCGAACAAAGACATGAAATTCACATGCTCAACAGTAAGATATGCTTCACCGAGATTCAAAATACCAAGGTTGTGCTGAGCGTCTGGTTGTTTCTGTTCCCTATTAATCAAACCCCTTATGGTAGATGAAGTGTAGTAGTATCTACCAGTTCCGTCGCACACATTGCAATCAGCTACAGCCTGCCTCGTAGTCGGGTCTACACAAGGGCAAGGGATTTGCTTTTCCCAAAGAAGATTCAGTCCTTTGGTGTTTATCAAATCTATGAATTGTTGAGGATCAAAATCTACTCGCTGTAGCACGTTAAATCACCGTGAACGGAATACCTCTGTACTCAGCCATCAAGGTATTAACCAATTCCTGAATCTGTTCGTTATATGAGTTTATTCTTCCACTATAAGGACCATATTTACCACCCATGACACTCATGGTCTGCGACAAACCGTCTTCACCAATACTTTGGCTCTGTATTCCGGGATTCAATACAGTGGAATTATTCATTACATGAATTGCAGCTTTCATACCAATAATGGCATTAACAATGTCTGGAACCTTGCCGGTGTCGAATCCAGCGGTATACGATACGTGGAACAACGATGGCAAACTATTCAAACGTCCCATTAATGGTAGCCAGTTTCCACCTTGACCGATGAGCACTTGAGATAGTGTTCCAGCAGTTGGTATTAGCTGAATCTGACCAGCTTTCTTTCTCAATTTAACCCACGGCTGAGGAAATATCATTATTGATTGGCCTGTTGGGTAGATAGCTTGTACTGATTGAACGGATAGTACGGGGTAATGATATAAGGCAATATAGCAATAATCTTGATATTGCTCTACATAGTAATCATGCTGTTCGTCTTCAATAATCTCAGGTGCTATAAACACCTTATGAGTCATACTGAACCAAGCGACGGCATTAATTATAGCGGTATCGAACAGGGAATCAGGGAGAGCGACACCGTTTTGGTCGGTGAGCTTAACACCGCTCAAATAATTCGCTATTAAGTCTGCTTCAACTATTAAGTTTGCCATGTTTTAATCATACAACTCACATCGCTATGTTGTATAGCGAAGTGAGTTGTGAATTACTTCTTTGTCGTTACGGGAGTTGCCTTAACTGTGCTCTGTTGACCAGCTATGATAGACGTATTCAGTGCGGTATGTGTATGAGCATTGAATTGGGATGTTAGGAGAGCGATATCAGTCGTCAACTGATTCACTTGTTTAATCAGCTCTGCCACCACTCCAGACCCACCCGAGTCGTCTAAAACTAATGCCATAATAATCCTCCAATATAGACCTTGTGCGTATTAAGAACCATCGTGTTTAATACTTCGTATTAATGGTCTGCGCTGCGGGTGTAGTTTGGAAACCTGCGATTACAGCTGTACCGTTCGCTGTGTGTGTATGGGTATTGTGTGCGATTGCTAGTGCATTAATGTCTGCCTGCAACTGGTTCACCTGTATTAAGAGCTGTGTAAGAATGGCGATTCCGCCATCATTATTTACTGTTACTGTCATGATAATCCTCCAATCTTACTTTTATGTTGTCGTAGCGTCTGCAGCGGAAACTTTTTCAAGCTCAATAGCTGCTTGAACCTCGTCGTCAACTGCTTTGGCAGCTTCTGCGGCTTTCGTAGCTTCTACGGCTTTTGCGGCTTCAACGGCTTTTGCGGCTTTAGCAACCTCTGCTGCTTTTGCGGAAGCTACAACTGCTGTAACTACAACTGGCGCTACAACTGACGCTTCTGGAACTAAAAAGAATACACCTGGAAATGAGCTTAAGAACAAATCGGCTACTTCCTGATCTACAGTTGCTATTCCTGATGCATCAGTTGTTACATTACCAGAAGATGTAATAAGGGTTTCGTTACGTTTTGTATAGCATTGAATCTTTGGCATATTGGCTCCAAATCCTAAGCTGCTTGCGCTTCAACACAGTTATCTTGCTGAAACTCCACAAACTTATTATATTTTCTTTTTATATGGATGTCATCATCTTCTTTGTACTTTCGCCATTTCTTGTACTTTCTTTCCATAGGAACAACCTTGCTGCTATATAGCCAATCGCCCAACGTTTCAAATTGCTTACGACCACCAACACTCCACTTCCAACATTGCTTGCCTTTAACATTCTCTAAACTTCCACCAACATTAAGCGTACTACTAACAACATCTTTCAACCATTTACAGGTTTCTTCTGTGTTTGTGATAGAAAATGTGAATGCACGAACTTTATTGTTGTTGATACTCCCCACGAATAAATTCGGGGGATTCTAGCGTTCTTTCGAACGCCTTAACTGTTTCAACCAGCGTAGCTGAATTTCTCTAGACTTACACACTGTCCGCAGTCGTTTAACGACTCCATGTATCCCAAGGCGTCGAGTATCCTGATTCCTTCCGCTTTCAGATTTAGAGATGCGTTTCCATCCCGGCTGTGATGACTTCCACAAGAAGGACAGTTCCACTCTCTATCTGAAAGAGTTAGGTTATTGTTTTTGTATCCGCATTCGCTGCACAGTTTCGTGCTTGGAAAGAACCTATCAACCTGGACTGCGTGCCTGTTATTCCAAATTGATTTATACTTCCATTGTCGAACTGTTTCTCCGAATGCGGCATCGAGCATCGACTTAGCCAGCTTGGTTTTCGCAAGACCTTTGATGCTTAAATCTTCAAGACACAGCGCTGGATACTTTTCAACCAGACCATGCGTTAGTTGATGAGCAAAATTACTCCGTAGATTTGAAATCCGTTCATAGACCTTTGCAACAGCGGCAACTGCTTTGGCACGGTTACGACTACCTTTAACGCGACGGCACACCTTTTGTTGAGCTTTCTTTAGCTTTTGAGCATGACGACGGTAGAACTTTGGAACTGAGACCTCGTCCCCGTCAGACAGCGTTAGATATGTATTCAATCCAAGATCGCCACCTTGCACCTGCTCAGGTTTTACCTTTGGCAAACATTCTGTTAATTCAAACTCATAAACTAATATAACAAACCAACGACCCGTTGCTGTGCGCTTAAATGTCGCTGATTTTGTTTCACCGTCAATGATTCGTGATTGACGTATCTTTATCCAGCCGATCTTAGGAACATACACTTTACCATCTTTTACCACTACTCTCTGTGGTATACGGAAGGTTTGTTTTGTACTCTTCTTGGTTTTGAATACAGGAAATCCGGCATTCATCTTTGGGTTGAAATGGTTATCGTATGCACGCTTCAAATTCTTTAGAACCTGCTGCAACGACTGTGAATCAAAATCGTACATCCACGGCCTAGACTCTTTGAATTTAGTGAGTTCCACGGATAATCGTGACTGAGATATGCTTTTCTTGTTTTCTTTGTAGAATGTCCGGCAGCAATCCAAAGCAAGGTTCCACACAAGCCTAGATGCCCCCGCTTGGCACAAAAGTTTCTGTGCTTCGTCAGACGTTGGCTCCATGCGGAATTTGAACACCTTGCGTTGTTTAGACATTTTTCTGATTTTCAACGTACTGTTTTATTACTTCCAGTGGAGACCCGCCAACTGTTGAAACAAAATAGCTATTTGTCCACAACGTCGGCAACTTTGATTTCAGCGTTCTAAACTCATTTCTCAGCGTGTGAGATGAAACACCCTTCATGTTCTTGACAAGGCGGTGAATGCCAAACTGAGGATCAATTTCCACGAGTACGTGAACATGGTCTGGCATGATTTCTAGCGCAATTACTTCTGCCTTATACTTCTCTGCCACTTGCCTAATGACAGATTCGCACCGTGCTGCAATATCACCAATCAAAACACTGCGCCTATACTTCGGCGTCCATACCACATGGTACTTGCTCGAATACACCACATTTAAGTTCGATTTGTAGCCTTCTAGTGCCATAACAAAACTATACAGTACATCGGTATATATGGTAAAGAACTATTTTTCTACGCAAAACACGCCTTATATCCCCATGCCTAAAGGCAGGGGCTTTACGGCGCTTTCTCGGTAACCCTTGATAACGAGCCAATGTCCCAACGGCATTTTCTGTTCTACCAAGCATTTTGGCAAGTTCTTTTGTAGACATCGAGGAATAATTGTCAGAAAGCAATTTCCGTTCTTCTTCAGTATATGCGTCATGATTTCTGCTATATCCCAAACGTTGAATCTTCAATTTTACAGATGCTTCCGTTCTGTCAAGATAACTCGCTATTTCCATCAACGATTTATCTTTGTAGTTGGCGGATATATATTCGATTTCTTGCGTGTTCCAGCTCTTCTTTATCATGATTTTAGTATGACAGAAAACAGAATTTTGCGTACCACCCAAATAAAATAACAGCGCAAAAAGAAAACGGGCGCTGTAAAAGCGCCCGTTGTTAAGTTGTTTATTATCAATGTTTTACGAAATATCGCCAACATTGATGATACGAACCCATTTCCGAGGAGCATACATTACCAAAGTTCCATACAGCAATATCATCCAACGAATAGCCGGGCCGATAACAGCGAGGTCCATCTTCATAAGCGGTGCAAGCTGCTTGAAAGCGAGGACTTCGTTATCCATTTGACCAAGGTAGCAAGTGCTAACCACAGTCATATAGAGGCCTGTATCGGTGTATGTCGTTGTTGCGGAGGCAGTAACAGAAGCAGCTGCAACCGAGAACAGGTAGTAGAACGAACCTGTAGACGACACATCACAAGCATAAACGTTGAAGTAATCGGGCACCAAACCGCTCATCGAAGCAGGGTTGGTAATGGTCAACAGTGAAGAGTTTCCAGCGGAAACGTCACCAGATGAAACCACCAAACCAGATGAAGCAGCAGTAGCTGCAGACTCACCAAAGCGGTTAACAGCGGTCGCCTTGTAGTAACGAGTCCCAGGATTCTTCCATGCGCCAATCTGTGCAGAGTTGTAAGCGGTGGAAGCAGGAGAGATAGAAGCAGGTGTTTGAGGAGCGTTAGCCGAAGTTGCTGCACTCGGTGCCAAACCAGTAGCCTTACGGTTCTTGGTAAGGAATACATCAGACAGAATGTCGATGTTACCGAACTGTGAAGCGAACGTGTTGATCACGCTACCAGCAGCATATCCACCGGACGCTGTTGGGAGCAATGCACGCTCTTTCGGGAAGAAGGTCTTGGAGAAGTCGCTAGCCACCTTGTAGGGGGTGTAGAGACATGATGCACGACCAAACTGCTCGGCAATCAGCTCGCAAGCGTCTTCCAGAATACCTTCAGTTAACGACCCACCCTTGGCGTCGATAATCATCGTAGGATCGATCTGTGCTTCCAGACCAGCCCACTCGATGCCTTCCTTTCCGCCCGACACATTGCTGTATCCAGCAGTCAGAGTGTTGTTGCCCCAGAACAGCGAACGCTCAATTTGCTGTAGAAGCCAAAGAATGCCGTTCTTGTTCTCCAGTGCAACCACATCACCGTGAGCGCTGCGAACCATCGTCATAACATGGGAAACCACACGTGTGGTGCCCAAGAACTTGACAAGTGCAACCTTACGGCTGTAGTTGCTATCCTGTGTTTCAGGCATCACTGCCTCAGGAATGAAGGCGTTGCTGTTATCGCCATAGGCGGTAAGCTGGTTATATTCCTCAACGGTGTTGAATGCTGGCATCTTGGGGAGATTCTTCCACAGACGAATATTCTGTTCTGTGAACGATAGAACCTTTAATGAGCTTTCGAGCGATTCCACACGGAACGCTCCACCGCCTGCTTGGTCGGTAACCCCGTAGTTGTACCCAGCTGACAAAGCCTTCTGCAAGTCGGGAACATCTCTTGATTCACCGTAACCGTTAATACCACGAAAGTCTAAAGCCATGTTATCCTCCAAAAAATCAGCAGTGATTAAGCTACTGGCAATCCAACCAACTCACGAAGCTCGGGGCGAACAAAACCGGAAGCATCAGCTGAAAGTACATCAGCCACTGTTACGCTCTTGTTACCACTTTCCATGAGAGTTGTAAGCTTTGCAGCAATATCGCTCTTCTTAAGTTCTGTTCCCTCTTTACCACCGAAGCTCTTCTCAACAACGCTGACATCGGATTTACGCTGCCCAGCAGGTGTCGTACCGAAAGATTCAACCTTTTCAGTCAAGCCCTTTAGCAAAATACCAACTTGCTGCATAGCCTTTGCAAGCGCCACATTGAATTCGCCTTGACCAGCCTGACGTGCCAACGACTTCTCAACACGAGCTGACAAACCATCTGTTGATTCCGAAACTGCATACACAAAATCACGAAGATAGTCGGAAATGTCGATGGCCTTCGAAACAGCTTCTGAATTCTCGGCTAGCGTATCGGCAAATGATTTCTTTGTCTTCTTTTTCTTGCTAGCTGATTTGAACTCAGGCTCTCGGGCCTCTTCCTCTTCCTCTTCCTCTTCTGGACGTGACCTCCGACGAGGAGCAAACTCCTGCTCTTCCTCTTCTTCCTGTTCTGGAAGGGGGAATCCCTTCTTGGCAACTTCCTCAACGCCCTTCTTGGTCTTGGGCTGCTCTTCTGTTTCGCCCTCGCCATGTTGGCCGTATTTCTTCTGCAGTTCCTTGGCGTCTTCAGCAACTTCTTTAGCCGTACGCTTGTCGGTATCGTTTTCCTTTGCAGGAGCTGGACGAACACCCTTAGAAACATTCTCGAGAACAGCTAAGCTCTTATCGAGACTCTCGAAGCTAAGACCAGCAGCCGACTTTGATGTGCAAGCTGAGCAAGCAGCGCCATTTGTTTGAGTACCGCATTCGCCACAAAATTTCATATTAGTTCTCCCACAGCTAAGGCTGTATTAGATTTTTTTTACTACGCTTTACTTCTTAACCTTTTGAGCTAAACCTGATATATCTCCGTCATTCTTCACCATCAATAAGAGTATCCGGTCGGCTTGAGCCTCAGGGATACCACGATTAACGAGAAAGTCTAGTGCATCACGAAGCGTAACGTATGTTTGACCACCGTTAGCACGTGCTGTATCAAACTCAACCTTAGTAGTCTTCAGGTCGGGAGCAATCACCTTCCCATAAGACAAATCTTTTTGCTGACCTTCTAATGATTCCACCCTTAATGCTGAACCACCTGTTTGGTCAGTTACACCGAAAGCATATCCAGTAACCAAAGCCTTTTCGATACAGCTATCATCACAATATGAATGGCCGTCTTCTACCATATACATATTTCCTTTGATGATGATTTCCTTACACACATCACAAGCTTCAGTACTATCAGCAGCACATATGAGCGCTTTCTTAATCAGCTTGTTTTTATCCAAAAACTTGTGATTGATACCGAATCCATCAAGATACTTCTTACATTTGTCTTTACCCTTTGCACCAGTCTTTGGATCATCAGCAAATATTCTTGAACCAATCGTTTCCAACGTCCCCTTAGCATTAGGAAGTGCATGAAGAACAGCAAATGCGCCTGTGTCTCCATCGCCAGAAACAGATACTTGATGCTTCTTATCCTTGTCTTCGTAGGTAACACTATGAAGTGGCATCTTCTTATCCCCAAGCTTTATTTCTCCACCGTGAGAATGAATTGTTGTCCACTTCGTACTTTTTTCAAACCATCCATTATCAATCGATGAAATAGACTTTGTTATGGGAGAAATTGGCATTTTTGGAGCTTTCAAAGAACTGTCTAGTGCTCCGACATGTGTTCCAGTCGTAACATCACCACTAGGATGAATATGAGTAAATCCAGTATGTGATATGTGTAACATGCCTTTCTCTGGAGATGCAAAACTGGTCACAGTTTTGTGAGTATTCATCCCTAAAGGTTTCATTCCATGTCCGTTCTTTATACCATTATGGATACCAGAATCTATTCCTTGGTTTACATGGCTGTAATTTTGTTTATTTTCACCATAATGACCAATCTTGAAATCGTTGACTCTGGGATCGTATGAAGATATCTTCGGTTCAATCTCAATACCCTTTTCTAAATCCGTATCAATCGATTTCTTAGCAGTAGTTGGTCTATGTACACCATTCACTATTGGTCCAATTTCTTTGTGGTTCTTGTCGGAGTCTGCCTCGGCGTGTGAGTGCATTGTCTTATTCTCTTCATGCCCTTGCTCATCGCCTTTCAGCGCTTTACCTTCTTCTATATCCGGAACGATTGCTTGGTCTTCTTTAGGAAGTTTGAATGTGCTTTTTTTACCTTTAATCACAACATCGCCGTTTTGATTAACTTCGATTGTGAATAGTGGTTCTGATTCGACGCCTTTCTTAGCCAGCGGAACATCATCTAATTGCTTTTCCATATCCTGCTTCGGCTTCTTATCACTCAACGCTCTCTTGGTTTCGTCTAATGCATCCTTCTCTTCCACATCGATTTGATTAACCACAGGAGACTTTGTCGCCTCTTCTGTTCTTTCTAAAACATTGTCGGCTTTCTTCTCTTCACCTTCCGGCTTAGTATCTGTATCTGGTTTCTGCGTAGTCTTGGTTTGAGTTACGTCAGCAGCAACTCCTTTGTTAATAGCTTCTTCGTTTTCGCCAAACACAAGAACCTCATCATACTTCTGTGAAGCAAACGATTTTGCAATATCCAAGAACGTGTTCGGATTGATGGGTGATGCTGTGATGGCGATATCTTTAATCCAAGCCTTGGTGATGATTGTGTGGTCGCTGGCATCACGAGATAACACCTTACCCTCTACAGAGAATCCCAATTTACGGGCATCTCCAGCTTTCTTTAATCCCTCAGCCAAATCCCAAATTCCATTCGCTCTCGGTGTATCAAGCAGGAATCCCTTCGTCCACAACCCTTTAGATGTGATACGTGCTTCTGTTGGGATACCGACTTTACCTGACGTTTCTTTTGCATGATCATCATTGAAGTATCCGCGCTTCAAGAAATAGCTTAATTCCAAACCATCCTGTTTAATCTTCTCGCCTTGTAAGTCTTTGTGGTCTGTACTAGCAATACCTTCGATCCAGCGCTTGCCATCTTCGCCTTTAGCTAGATTAGCTTCGTACCAGAATTCGAATGTACCGTCTTGTTTGATCGCGTTCGCCATTATATCCTCACAAACAAAAAAGGGAGAAAACATATACGGGCAGTTGTGCCGTACGTTTTCTCCCTATAGCCACAAACTTAAGCAGCAGAGTCTCAATTGTCTTGAATTAAGAATATCAATCGAATGCGTCTAGCTGCAAGCTGCAAAAAATGATGATTTTGGTATTCTGGCGCTATTTTACGCTACTAAAGTGTATCGTTATTGCTATTTATCGCACTGTGTTGCATGTTTAATGTTTTTTATTAGACATTTCTACAATGAATCTTGGGCGTTCTGTAGATGATTTACGAACTTCGTTGCCAAGTTCGATGACAAATCCAGCACCTTTAGCACGAAATTCAAGAGGTAGACTGTTGAATCCTCGACACATATTACACTGAACGATAGCCGTATCACTACCTTCCCATCGAATACTCTTACTGCGCAGTTTCACCGTCTGACCATAAGATTTTAATAACGGAGCACCACAAGTACAGTTGATTACCATAATTTCCTATAATGCATCCTCGAAGTGATTAGCTAATCGTTCTAGCTTGTGCTTCAAAGCAGAGCTCAATGGTCTCTTCGAAAGCTCGTCAACTGTCTTAAACATCCCAGACGTCTTTCGTTCTGCCGTTCCACTCAAACGAGTGGGTTTTACATCCGGCGATGTAAACACTGATTCCAATCCTTCATCCATATAACCAAGTTCTTTGATAATCACCTTGCATGTGAACAAAACCTGTCTAAGTCTGGCAATCTCACCATCTTCAAAAGAATTAATAGTATCGACTATCTTAATTATCACTGGAAGAATGAAGTTAAATGGTTCTTCGTTGGTTCCGTGATTAACGTATAACGGTGTTATTTTTTGTTTCTTCGACGTCTTATATTCCTTCGGTAGTCTACGTCTAGCTGTAGGTGTTTTAACACGCACATCAGTACTCCTTCCGGGAGAAACACGTTTATGACGCTGTTTTTCATTGGAGTATGGATTAATCCAAACTAGCTTACCACCCCTATGTTCGAAATATCCCTTCACGTTCCCCTTTTCGAACGTAATGATGGGGATAATGTCTTTATTCTGTTCCATCGACACTGACTCTCAAGCTATCTAAAAAGCTCTTATCGTCTGATGTTAGCAGCTCTTTAAACTCTTTCTGTTTTCTCGACGTCTTAATAACGTGAGAAAATTTAGGTCTCTTGTTGGTGTATCGTCTGTTAGACGTTGCAACGTTTTCAACTTTCAAATCTTGTGGGTCGAACATCAAATTAAATTCTACGTTGTTGCATGTGATAGCTATGCAATTTGTTTCTTCTGGTAAACCATCTGGAAAGACAGCCTTAATGAACGAAGTTACATTCTTTTTATATTGTTGGCTTTCCATATTTTAGCTCCGTAAACACACTAAAAGCAGCGATGATTAGTCGCTGCTTTTAGTTTTGGATTAGTAAATTCCAAGTGGTTGTCCAGTTCCGCCAAGTGGGTTATTCCAGCACTGAATTTCATCTTGGTCGGTGATGCCAAAATTGCTTAGTGGTGCAGCATAATCGTTTCTTACACCGCCAGTCAGAGTTCCACCAGAAGCTGTTACTGTAACGCCGGTTCCAGTAGCAGTCAATGTCAGGTTGAATCCACCTGTTGACGTAAGAGTGATTACAGCGGAAGCGGCAACAGCCTTAACACCAACATTGGCAGTATTAATTGCAGCGGCTAACGATGCTGCAATACCGTTCAAGTTTGTATCACCAGCTTGAGTTGTGTAGCTGACGAGAACTCCGCCGATTGTTGCAGTCAACACGACGCCAGCGGCGAATGTTCCGCCGACAGTCAGTGTTCCAGTAGCATTAGTAGCACCAGAGAAAGTTACAATCGAGTTAGTTACAGAAGTGATAAGGAACGTTGCACCTGTTCCGTGTCCACCAGTTGCAGGTACACCAGTAATACCCGGAAGTTGGGTAACTCCGTTAACGATGGATTGTCCAGTATATCCACCAGCATCAGTCGTCTTGTAGTTTGTACCGTTAGTGGTCTGTGTGAATGTTGCAATTGTGCCAGCCACACCATTAACAGTGGCGATAGAAGCCACAGTGACGGTTGCATTGTCGGTATTTGTATAGGCTGCACCGTCGTAGTTCTTATCAAGTGCCGTTGGAGACTGATTCAGCGTCAGAACATCACCTATCTGATATCCACTTCCAGCGAAACCGAGAGCGACACCACCAGCAGATATCGGGCCGGTAGGACTGACCACGGTTAGATTGGAAATTGCTGATTCAACTGGAAGAACTGGGTTGGGCTGAGCACCAACTTTATTAGTAAGTCCAAATCCTTGAAACAGTCTTGCACCAGTCTTGTCAAATGCCTCACGAGCGAAATCCGTAAGCGTAGCGGTATCAGAGATGATAATCGACTGTCTCTTGATACCCGGAATTGTTAAATAAAGCTGCATATTGAAATCCTCCAAATCTTGTGAGGGTGCATCTCAAAGGACGGTCGTGTATTACACGAACAATACCCCTCACTCGCATTATCACTTGTGATAGGTAGAAAGGCAACTAAATTGACTCGTCAGATGCTTCTAGAGCCTCTTTACCTGTTTTATGTTCATCATTAACATGTAGTTCAGCCCATGTTGGTTGTGGTGTCAAACTGTCTTTAATTTCCTTATAAAGTTGCTCATCTAGGCTATGAAAGGTAAACATATTTCTTGCTTCATCAGATTGAATAGGGCGAACTACATATATTGTTCCAGAATCAGACCGCAAAATTACACGTTTCTTGGCTTTTTCGATCATGAAATCATATAGGGTGAATGATCTGATTGGCTCATACGGGAGTTCTGAAGACGGCTTTAGAAGAACGTAATGCACATCTGACAGTTCCGGAACAACCACCATTACAGCGATTGCTCCGACTTCTTCTTGCGCATTGAAGAGTAGCTCAGCGCCAACTTCTGATTCAATCAATTGATCTAATGCTGTCTGCAATTTTTCTAAATTCATCTACATAACCAGCCTTACACGCCTAAAAAGGTAGTGTGATTAAGCATGTGGGGTTTGTGTTTCTTTATTACTGCCTTAAGCTTCTTCTTGAAGGTTGATGTTCCCTTTGGTCCCAACAGCCATTTGTAAAGACTAATACGGTTTTTAAAGTTCAACTCATGAACATGTGAACCATTCTTAACATAATCCATAGCACCTATACGGTTCTCAGTTTTAGTGTATCCGCTATATCCACTGCCTGCTTCAAACGTCGCACCGTAATTGTCATTGGAATAGGCTAGGGTGTCGGTACGAGCTAGCAGCTCGGGGCGGAATATAAACCCATTAGAACTTCCGCTGCTAGCGTTTTCTAATTCTTGTCCTTTTGGAACACATTTACTACCGTTCTGCAGATTATTAAATACGTATGCTGCACCACCGCTAGATTGATCTGTGGTGGAACTCATACCATCAACCTTGAATCCCATCTGGTGCCTAGCCTCAGTGGATAGCATACCCAAATTAACCATGTTTGTTACAGCATCAATATCAGAATCATTACTACCAGTAATACCGTGCGACGTTATTGGAACTGTATCCGACTCTTGGAGATGGTCAAGAACCCAAGGATTCAAGAAATAATGATATCCAGTGTTATCATCCCACTGCGGCATTGGGTTGTAATTCTTCAATTCATCTGGAGACTTTCCGTATACCTCTGTAGCTAGTTCTTTTAGCGCCTTTATTTTGTCGGGGCCATTCTCCATAGCTGTTACTTTTTTCCATTTTTTTGCATTAGAGACGTCTCCCTTATTATGAAAAATGGAGCGAGTGAGGTACAAACACTCAATATCATCATGATTGGATAAGCGGTGATCTAATCCCATATCCTTAAGGGT